GGGAAGATGGCGGTTCGGGTTCTATACGAATAATCGGTCCTCACTTAGCAAAGTCAACTCTGATTACATGCCTGCTAAACTATTTTAACGCTACAAACAGAATCGTTATTAATTCTGGGGGGGCGGCAAGGCTTGAGGCCGCTGACGTTGACGGTGCGAGAGTTTATTTTTCAGCAGGTAACATAGCAAGTGGGACTATCGTTTTCAGGGGGATAAAATAGTGCAAAAGTATGTAAACGGTGTTCTAACTGATCTTTCGGCTAGTGAGGTTAAGGAGCTTAATGAAAGACTATCTAATATACCTGATCCTATAATTGCATGGCGATCTAACGCTTCCCTCTCTCGTCTAGACTTCTGTACATCTCTAGTTAGACTTAACATCCTAACCAAAGAACAAGCCTTAGCTACAATCGATGGTGTATGGCCTGAGCCTATGTTGAACTTCCTTGGCTACCTAGACGCTGATCAAGCCTTTGAGGTACAGATGGAATGGAAAGCTGCCGTTACAGTCCAGCGTAACCACCCCTTTATCCTGTCGTTAGGGTCTTGGTTGGGTCTCACAACTGCACAACTAGATGCTATGTTCGGGTGGGTAGGTGCGTGAGTGTAGCTGAACGTATTGAGCAGTTCTCAGGTGCACTGACAACGGGTCTTGCTGCTGCCCTAATCTCATTTGTAATCTGGATAGTCCGTAGAGTATTCACAAACCAGAAGCAGATTGAGATGCTTCAACGGGAGATACAATTCAGGGACTCATCTAGAGAAGAGGATAGGAAGTTGCTGTGGGATACACGAGAAGATGTGCGTATCCTACGGGCAAACCTAAACGATAAACAGTAAAGAAAGAGGTATCCATTATGGGTTACACACTCGGCCTAAGAAGTATTCAGAAGCTATCTGGTGTCCACCCAGATCTAGTAGCTGTAGTCCATCGCGCTATTGAGATCACTGAGCAAGACTTTAGTGTTACCGAAGGTATCCGTAACATCCAGCGTCAACGTGAGTTGGTAGCTAGAGGTAGTTCACAGATTATGAACTCACGACACCTCACAGGTCATGCAGTTGATGTAGCTCCTTTTCCACTGTCATGGGATTGGGAATACTTCTACCCTATTGCTGATGCTATGAAGGCTGCTGCAACTGAGCTTGGGGTGGAACTAGAGTGGGGTGGAGACTGGAAGACCTTTAAAGATGGTCCTCACTTCCAACTTAGCAGAAAGAGTTACCCATGATTACCGATAAGAAGTCTTACAAGCGTGAAGTAGCTGTTGCCCTTCTTGTAGGCTTTAGCTATGTCGTCTACACAGGTAACATTGAGATGGTTGGGGTTATCGTATGGCCTGTATTTGCATACGTCACGGCTGCATTTGGAATGGACAGTTATGCTAAACAGATTCAGAATGTTAACGGTTTTACTAGCACTGACAGTAACAGCTAGTTGTGGCAGTAGCCCACTAAGCCTTCTCACAGGTGGTGGACCTAACGTAGCTGCCAACACACAGGTAGGTAGGACTAACACACAGACCATAGGAACCTCTAGGCTCACTGAGCAGACCTTAGTTAGCCCACAGGCTGATACCATCAAGCAAGTAGGTGGTGACACCGCTGTACAAGCTGATGTAGTACAGAAGGTGGTTATCAATGAGGTGCCTATATGGGCCATACTTTTAATCTTACTCGCGTGGTTATGCCCAAGCCACAAGGAGATAGGTCGATACATAAGAAGTCTGTTCGGTAAGGCTTAAGACGAAAAAGCCCCATGTAATCCTTGAGTGGACTACATGGGGCTTTTCTTTGTCTAGTGGTCAGTTGTTAAGATCGATCTGCCTTGCGGTCAAGAGACCAACTTACGGGAACCCACTCAGGGGCTTGTGCTACTATTGATGCTACAACACGTTCCACCCTACCGTCTAATGCCCAAGCTCTCCAAATATCTGGTGACTCCTCACCAATGCCATCAAGGATGAATAAGACTTTGGGGTATTCTAGGGAAGCCTTTTTTAGGTCACTCTCCCAGCTATACCATTTAACCTCTTGAATAGAGCAGTCTTCCCAACCTAAGTATCCGCTACAAACCTCTGTTAGGAATCTTACGGCCTCATCTGCATGTTCACCCTGAGCACTTATCTCGTAGTCTGTGTAGTAACCCATATCATTAGTCTCCTATTTCTTTCTTCATTACGTAGATAGTTGACTTAGGCTCCACAGTAACTACCCTACCATATCCGTAGCCACCTAAGCTGCCTACCTTCTCACGATAAGCACCATCGACTAACACTACATAGTCAGGGTGCAACTCCCGACCATCAAGAGAGAACTTCAGCATAGTCATGTCATTATGCCTCCCACTTGACTGAGGAGTCAAGAATACTCTTTGCGTTTTCAACATATCTATACGCCCAGCAACCATCATAGCGCCCACCGTTAGCAATGTGAGCGACCATAAACTTTGTTGCCATCTCAGCTATAAGTTTTTGCTGTTCAGTCATGTCAAAGACCCCGATACATTAATAGTGTTACACTGAAACTCTACGATCTCATAGCCGGGGTAAACACTCGTGATATAAGGTATGCCAAGCTGAAGCATATCCTGAAAGCAATCCTCCTCTGTCATAAACAGGTTAGATCCTGTGATAGTGGCACAAGCGATAACCGGAGGGTCAGCCTCTAAGTCCATAGCACCTAAGCTACATATCAACGCTACTGGTAAAAACATATCATTAGTCTCCTGTGTGAACTTCCATAGCATCTACCCAATACATGGGGGAGTAGGAACTGCGATTGCCAGACATAGATGCTTTCACAATGGCTTCCGCATCCTCTAATTGAGCGTATAATCCGTAGATCTCAGGTGCATCAAAATGATCAAGGTTTAGATCACACATTACAGCATACACAATCATATTACTTTCCTTTCATCTCTAGTAGTCTATTAGCATAGTAGATAATCTTATTCAAGTCATAAGTGTCGTCAATACCAACTTTCTTACCTAACCTGTAAGCTGCCTTAAAGATGTTCCCTTGTGCGAAGGACATCTCACGGTACTCGATCAGATCATTAAGGGTCTCTGCACCCTCGGGCAGGTCATAATTATCATCGCACCAGCACCCAATTCCTCTACCTATATTGTACGCTGCCAGAAAGATCTCACCTTGCTCAAAGGACATCCCACGGTGTTTAATTAGGTCATGTACAGTTTTTGCACCCTCGGGGAAGTCATAGTAAGCTGTAGCTTTACCGTCTGATTCAGTTTTCATGTGGAGTCCTTTGGTGCTTCAGGTAGGGGTTTCCAGTGAGTAAACGGGACGCTAGGATCAAAATAAGTCCATGTTGCATATTTGCCGTTCCAATTTTGTCTTGTGATTACCCCCCGATCATCAAGGTAAACATCGGTAACTCGTCTACCATCCCGCCACCCATCAAATTTAATACCGTCCCTTGGTGCAGTCTCAATCGGTTGCCATTGGTCTTGTGTCATCTCTTAGTCCCCTAATGTTGTTTAGCAGTTTATACACTTGCTAAGGTGTCAATGTCAAGTTAAATCGACAATCTCACAGACATCACCTGAGCAAGCCATAGTTTGCATACCAGAGGTGTTATCATCCTCCTCGTACATACTAAGTTTTGTCCAGTCGATAGAGCTTGGTGATGTATCCACAAGATCTAAGTATTCCTGCTCGGTACACTCTTGATAAGGTGCTTGTTGGTAGCTACCACCATCGTGTGGCAGGAAGGATACCCCAGACATCTCATCAAAGTTCTTGTAGACAAAAGCACCTACCTCAAGCCACTCATCATCCTTTACAGATACTGTGACAGAAGGCTTATGCTCACACCAGTGTCTTTGATAAACCAACCAAGTCTCAAGTTGCTCGATAGCAGTCAGATCATCCCGTACTACACAACCTTCAGGTGACTTAACCGGAAAGCTAAATACCACAGTCTGATTAGGCTTCATCACACAAGGTTCACTAGGGACACCCTGATCAATCATAAGCTGTGTCAGAGGATCTTTACTATCCCCTCGTACTGTACGAATATAATAAGGGCTGTGACGTGTATGGATACCACTAGCAGAGTCAACAAGCTGAGAGACAGTACCGCTTGGCTTGACGCACGTGATAGCTGTGGAAACCGGGATACCAAGGCGAGTAGCCCACTCAGCATTAGTAGCCACAGCCACAAGACGAAGATGCTCAAGTGTTTTCTCCAATCCTTCATTCTTTGAGGTCATCATAGGATTGTCCATGATACCAGTTAGTGACACACCTAGCAGTCTCTCTTCCTCAGTATTCCGCTGCCAGATCTTTCTTAGGTATGGGAAGTATGTGTAGGTGGATTGTATAGTGCCCAGAATAGTGGCAAGCCTGACTTTACGCTCAAGATCTTGGAGGCTATCTGTTGCTCGTACAACGACCTCTGTCAGATTACAGAATTGATAAGGCCGGAGGATGATCTCACTACAGGGGTTAGTGCCAAACTCGTAACTTGAGTCCCTGCGACCGTACTTCTCAGCTTGCTTCTTTGATGCGACACGATTGAATACCCCTCGTTCACCTGACTTACTTTCTACTAGGGCAGTCCACTCACGCAAGAAGGTCTCTACATCAGGCTTCTCAGTGTAGCACACAGAGTTGTTAGCTAGGGCACGATGACCTTGTGTCTCCCACCACTGACCTGACTTAGCATGGCGCATACGATCATCTGACAGGTTAGACAGTGAGATCATCGCACTACGACGAACACCACCAACTACAACAACTTCACCTACCTTACACATGAGATCGTGACACTCAATAGAGGATAGCTTACGACCAGCAGCACCCTTGAACTTAGCTACAGTAAACTTAAAGAGGTCTACCAAAGGTGCTGGACCTGAAGCACGACCACCAAAGGTCTTGAGCTTGG